TTCATTTATATCTGACATCTTATTTCCTTATGTTATATTACTGGTCCGGCGTGAGGGAATCGAACCCCCAACTAGGGAGTAGAAATCCCCTGTTATATCCATTTAACTAACACCGGAGTGTTTGGTGGGCCTTACTGGACTTGAACCAGTGACATTCCGATTATGAGTCGGACGCTCTAACCAACTGAGCTAAAGGCCCAAATAAATTATTGTCTTATTTGCTTGCCGACTTTAGTTAAGTATTCTACACCACAGGTACCTGCTTCAACATCTAGCAAGGCCTGCACAGTAGGAAGATTATCATACTTGGGTTGTGCTGTAATTGATCCTGCGTTACGTGCGGCAATAACACGTGTTTTTGCAATTTCGTGTCCACGCACACCTGCGGCTAAAATTAGCTGAAATCGATTGCCACTGAATACGGCATCACAGTTATCAATGTTATATTTTTCAACTGACGCTATCTTTTTTGACATAGTATGTACCTAAGTTGTTAGTAAAATACTATTATAACACAACTTATGATGATTGTCAATCACTATTTAAAGAAGAAGGCTAACTTGCCGCTTATTCGTGAACTGTAATAGTTTTTGCCGCCGTCCATCATAATGATGCCTTCAAAATTTGGCGGATATACTGCGGTAAAGCCCTGTAATACTGCATCTTCACCTTTATTAGCCATTTTAGTATAAACTTGAATAATACTAGATTGATTCAATAAGGCCAAAGCACCTTGCCCGAATGCTGGATTATTGTTAACTGCAGCCGCTACCGTTTTAGCCACAGCAGCCATAATAGCATACCCAGTATTAAACCCTACTACATCGGGTCTAACTGTATATGGACGTAAGACCATTGCAGCTTCTTGACTGATATCATCAAACGTTGTTTTACCTGTTTTAATATATGTTACTACTTCGGTAAACAACTGATCTGATATGTTTGGTACTTTTAACGCAATACCCAATTTAAAAGGACCTTCAATGGCTGAGCTATCTGCAATAATTGACACTACTTCAATTGCATACTTAGCGGTATTCAATAAATCTGTATTTCCCTCACGTTGTGCTTTTACATAAGCATCATATAAATTTTTAGCACTTGCTTTGGCGCCACTGCCACCCTTACTACTAATTCCAATCTCTTGCCCGTTCGGTGCAATCATAAAACTGTCGCATAAAGCTGCATTCATCGACATAGGCCATGTAATTTTGCAACTACTCCAAGGCGCACCATCGGCTAATAATTGTCGTGCTTCTTCTGCTTGCCCTTGGATGACCCCACCCGCAAGCGCAACAGGTTGCATAATTTCACCAAAATAATCACGGATGGCTTCCATCTGATGTGCCATTCCTGAGAATATAATAGCACCTCGACCACTGGCTAAATGTTGTAAATTCTCTACAAATATGCCTTTAGCTGGATCAGTGATATTAGTACTCACTGTTTGAATAGCTTGATCGACATTATTAAATATTGCTTCTGTCTTAATAAGATTTTGGGGATCAAAGCCAGCTTGTAGTTTTTTAGCACCTTTAGTAGCTAGTTTCCACCCCGTTGGAATATTCTTATTGTCCCAGACACCCAACATATTATGTTTAGTTTGTTGTAGATAACGGCCCCAATATATATGGCCACCATCCTCATCATCGAGTACCGCTACTGCCCAAGCCATTGATCCTGCCGTTGGATTATTAGTCCATTCAATCTGTGAATTAGTCTGTTGCTGAAAATTAGCAATACTTTCATCACGTTCTTGTGTAGTCGCAAATTTAGCCTGTTCGGGTGGTGGGTAGGCATCTACTGCTATAAACTTGTAGGCTTTACCATCCTGATTTATGAAGGCATCACCAGGAATGCGGCCAAAAATACCTTTTGCTTCTTTTAAAAATTCTCTTGCTCGCATGTCAATACCTTATTATAGTGTATTTATTCTTTACGCTCAATGTCGTCTTCGACGCAGATGTCACCGTATTGTATTTCAATTATACGACAGGGCTTATTATATGGGTTGGCCAGTTGATGCCATTGTTCTTCTGGTATGCGATGTGTTGAATGTTTATTTAAATGCGGAGTCTGTAAGGCAGTTGGGTAGACACGACTATATTCGCCCACAGTTGCTTGACCATCTGCAATGAACCATAATTCGGATCTATTATAATGTTTCTGCATACTTAGCTGCTTGCCTGGATTGACTGTTAATTCTTTGACTTTTAAGCCTAAAACGTCATGTAATACACGATAATAACCCCATTCTCGCTCGGTTTTAGGTGCTTTCCACTCATCTAATATCCAACTGCTACTATTGAGCTTATTCTTGCCGCCAACACCAAATGCAAACGCAACATCTGCACATTTCATCTCGGGAATATTATGTTCTGTTCTATCGCCGCCGTTAGCAAATACTATCTCACTGTTTGGGTACATTAGTTTAACGTTATTGATTGCTTCTATAGCGGTATCATCATCGTCATTAAACAATATACAGTGGTCAACCATCTTCAAGTTTTCAATAATAGCAATACGCTCGGTGCTGGGCATAAATGCACGACCTTTCTTGCGAGCTACCCATGCATCGCTGTTTACTCCAACAACAAGTATATTGCCTAATTGTTTAGCAGCTTTGAAGTATTCTATATGCCCGCTGTGTAACGGATCGAACCCGCCGGTTACAAGTACAACACGATTAATCATATTTTTTCTTAGGTGGCCGCATAATACCGATTGGCTTAGCTATCTTAGTTTGTTTTTTAATTATATTTGCCTGTTGCACAGTCTGCTTGTCCGATGGTGTAGATATATTAATAACCCCATCAAATGTACGTGTAGCTTCTTCTGGAATTTCTGTCCGTTGACTTACATAATCAATAAAGTAGTTTTCTTTATCTAACCACGGATATAATATATCTTCTTGACGTAGATATCCATAATGGGTTATCGAATCAACTATAGTTGGATTTAACAAGCCTGTATCTAACAAATCGTACCACGATGTAGTAGTTGCATCCATTGGTGGTATATCTGATTTATATACTGCTATGTGTATCCACGGATCATTAAATGCTTTAAGTAGATAGGCATCCTTGCAGTCAAACCCATTTACTGCCAACATATAGATTAAACTAGTTGGAGTAAAGTTATAAAAACATCCACTATGTGTTCGACTATAATATTTGTTATCTGCTACTCCGCTGTGTTGCGGAATGCTCAATACTAGCATTGCATTAACATTCATTTGATCATTCCACAATCGCAATGTTTCAATCGGATTGGTGCTGTATTGTAAACTATCATGCGACCATACTAGATCGGCTTGTATAGGAATACATCGAGCAGTAAAATCTTTATTAATTAGTCGAATATTATCTAGTCGAGGTATTTGTTTAAGTTTATCAGCATCTCGATCAACTGCAAAACAATTATAATTATAAGGGCGAGGAGGGTCATCACGTGATTCTAAAGTTGCCCACCAGGTAATATCTTCGCCTGCGCCACAGCCCATGTCCACAATGGTTGTTAAACTGTCAAGAAAGCTATCGTACTCCCTAAGTTGATTTAATACCTTAAGTGCGTGCCTTGCCATTTTTTAATATCCTAAAAATAAAATCTTTACTGAAGTTGGTGTAAGCTTCTATAAATTTTGCAGTATAGTCCGCTTCGTCTTCGGCATTATTACTTAATCTTGCAAATCGTAATTCCTGTGAATAGGTCATTAGCTCGCCTTTACGTTGCATATAATCTAATATGTCAATATCATCGTCGGGGCCAATATGAGAAGAAACGTATTTAATCTCTTCCCATTGTGCTAAAAGTTCGTCTACATTATTGATTAACTGTTGCATCTTCCATCCCTGCTGTACGCAGTCTAACAATGTGTCCAATCATGTATGATTTTGCTTCTAAACCTTTCATAATACCTAACCATTTGTTACGTAGTAGAGCCACTTCGTTAATGATTGTTTCCATATCAATAACTTCGCTTTCGCCATCAACATACTTTTCAGCATCGCGACTAGTCAGCGCACGTGCGTAGGCTTCGAGATACTTTTTGTAGTGGTCTTGACGGATTTTGCGAAGTTTGATATTGAGAAAGTTAAGCACCGCTTCAATCTCTTGTAATTGATTGAACCGTTGCTCAGTAACTCCGGGCAATGTAGCTAGCCCTTTTTCAATATTGCCGTTTACCCTGACTTCATTTTTAGCCTGCGTCAGTTCATTACTATAGTAGTCAATGAAGTCGGGTAAATTAGCGATATCTTGTACTACTTTATTATACCACATAATTACTCGTCGTCGTAGTCGTTTTCAGGTTCAGCTTCTTCGCCTAGATATTCTTCTACAGCACGTCGAAGGTAAGCATCAGTACCGCCAAACTTCTTCAAATCTGCTTCTGTAATGCTGTGATCAGCAACTACATTAACCACATGATCTGCCACTGCTTGGCGATCCTTTTGCGAAATGTATTCCTTAGTAGTAAGCCACATTTCACTTAACAAATCAATTTCTAAACTCATTATTCAGCCCCTTGCTCGAGTACTTCGTTTTCAGATACATCATCTGCAACTTCAGTAGTTGTTGTACTTAGCAGATGCGCATTAGTTGAAATTTCTTTCATAACTTTATCTAAACATTCATCTTCGTTGCGTTCCCACGCTTTACGGAATTTTTTAATAACAACCCCATCTGCTAGTGTGTAGACTAAACTGTTGCCTTCTTTCTTAAGCATGTTTTTAGCTTCTAACATATCTACCATACCTGAGTAAGGACTCATACCAGTTTCATATGGAATCTCTACTTGGACTGACTCAAACGGTTTAGCATAACGTGTTTTCATAATCTTACAAGCGGCACGGATACCGTTAACTGTTGTAGTCTTATTACCATCGGCATCTGTTTTAAGTTTAAGTTTGCGCATAGCTACAACAATACTCGAAGCGTAGATAAAGCCTTGACCGCCACTAATCTTGTCATCTGGGTCAAACATATCCTGTGACGCATAAGTGTGGTTAGTTGCTACTAGACCTAAGTTTAATGTACCAAACATGTTTACACAGTTACGTACAAGTGCTGTTAGTGCTTTAGGTTTACGACCCATATCACCTTTCATTTCACCTGCTTCAAACTGGTTAACGTCTGTTGGAGTTAACATCATGCCCAAGCTGTCTAGAACAAACAATACCTTAGGACGGTCTTCTTCTGGTAGTGTACGATACTCCTTAACAAAGTCACTGATAACCTTGGCCACGTCATCGATCATAGCCATGTTCAGTTTTAGCAATTTGTCTTCTGAAGTGTCTACTCCCAATGCGTGTAACCAAGCCTCATCAAGCGCATTTTCTGTATCAATTAAGATTACATAGATGCCTTGTTCTTGTGCATGACGTACAATGTTGCCTGAACAGATAAATGATTTACCTGCGCCCGATTCACCAGCAAACACAGTTACCTTACCCATCGGAATACCTTTGTTAAAGTCTCCGGATAATAGGTAGTTTAGTGTATAGTTGCCTGTACTAATCCAATCAGTTGGATCGTTGAATCCAATACCTAATCCGTCAATACTTTTGGTAATTGACTTTCTAAATTTACTAATGTCAAATGGTTTTGCCATGATGTTTTTCCTTTGAGTTTATATTATATTAGTTTACACGATTTATACAGCTATGTCTATATGTAATGACATATATCTTTTCCAAAATTTGCCTATTGCTTCAGAATCAAAATCATCAAACCCAATTTGAGCGTATAATTTTTTCATCTCAAGAATAAACAGTTCTTTATTAAATATAGTTGAATCTATATCAACTATTATTTTATTATTTTTTACAAGGTGCCATTGGTAAAATTGTTGCATTTCAACTATATCTGTTAGATAGTTATTTTCTTCAAATTGTTCCCAAGTTGGCCAATCTTGTCCTTTTAATACATTATATTTTTCTTTACAATAATTACCTGCATACGATTCAATTGGCTGCAGATTTGATGTTTTTAATTTTGATGCAATATCAATAAATTTTCTATAATTTTTTAACATTATCACCGTAGCGTTCGGCCACACTTTAAGTAAATTTAATACTTCGCCTGGGCCTCTATGTGAGCAAATGAAGAATTTTAAATTTGAATTTGATAGTTGCTCAGTAAGTGAATTTACC